ACCAGTAAAGACGGTTACACCAGTTCCGCTGCCAGTTATGGAAGCGCCAAGCGTTCCAGTCTGTGAACCCTTATCCCAACCAGTCAGTGTGCCATCTTCAAAACCAGCGTTTGGTATTGAGACGGTGTTGCCTGTTGCATTGGCTGTGAGACCTAATGGAGTAAAAGCCGAAGCTAGTGCTATAAGTATAGATGGAATAATTACCCAAGAGCCTTTACGAACTCTTATGATTTTGTTTCGCCCGAAACGCTCTCCCCCGCGTGTACCGCGGTGGTTCATATATCCTTACTTGTTAATTAGTAGTCTTCATCTTCGAGTTGTTGTGGTGTCAGTGTGTGTTGCCAGGCTATGGCGCGAATTTCATCTGTGAGATGCATTGCTACATCAATAAGGTTCTCTACTGATATGAGTAGATCTCCTCGCTTTTCTACGTCTTCAAGCTCTTCGTCTTCGAAGTCATCAAGCTCTTCTGCCACCGCATAGAGAGTGTGAGTGCAGGCTGAAAGCCTTCTCAAGATTCTTTTGTGTGGGTCTTCATTTAGAAAATACATGACTCTGTAATCATATCTTGTTTGTATCTCAATGTGAAATTACCTGCTTTGCATTGTACTAATCGGCGGGAGCGGAAGGGCGTTGCTTGTACTAATGTGACTCGGATGACGATGCAGAAGGCGGTTGTGAATACGAATTTTGAGCTGCAGTTAAGAAGATAATGAGAAGAGGGCGACTATGAAAATGGGAGAGAGAGTGTTGAGTTTGGGATGTGAGTGTGTGGCTATAGTGCAGTGTACTACTTGAAAATGATGTGAGTGCAAAAACAATTCTTCTAAGTACTACTATAAATACTATATATTGATACTCTGTTACTGAACTATTTTTGGTATACGCGTATACGTGTACGTGAGTGGCTAACCTAAAAAATAGTTCAGTTACGGAGTTACAGAGACTTCTAAACAGTTTCAATAAGAATCAAAGATAGTCAACAATAGTTACTAGTTTGTATGGTATAGTTTCACACATGACAAATGATGCACACGCAATAAAACTTGTACAGGATCCATTGGATAAAACTGTACAAAATGAAAGACGAACTACTTCTGCACGAGAGGCTCTCGAGATGATGGGCATTGACGTAGAAGAAGCTATCGAGATGGACGAGATGCTCCTTGGGAAGATCGCGTCAGGAATGAGAGATCCTCATGTCTGCGTCTGTGGTCATCCAGTTTCTCGTCATACTTCTACTAACGGTGTTGTCTACTGTAAGCCGACTAGAATGGAATGTCCTTGTAAGCATGTCAAGCCAGTTCTTGAAGTAGAGGATCTAAGATCTTTTTTGCGTAAAACTACTGGTGGAGGATCTATGCATGCACTTACTCGTGGAATGGTCGCTTCTATCAAAAAGGGTAAGTCAGTGACTTGGCTTGTAGATCCTGTCTGCGACAGATGTGGAAACTCAGCAGACAGTATTTCACCTACACCTGTGACTCCTAACGGGATTTCTGTAAACTATGCAACTGGCTATGACGCTCTTCTCTGCCCGAGTTGCCGTGATCAAGTCTAAACTAATTAAAGTAAGGAGGAACAAACAGTGGAAACGATCATTATTGTCGTTGTTCTTGCTATTCTTGGTATGGCTATGATGGCATTCAACGATTGGAAGGCGAAATGAAGCCTCACTATCATGTCGTAATCGCGACTCCTGGACGAATGTTCCATGCAGAGTATGTGAAAAGCCTAGTAGAAACTACGCAAACCCTTGCAAACAAAGGGCTTCAGGTCAAGTTTCTCAATAAGTACACGTCTTTTGTGCCAACAGCTCGAGAATTGACTGCTATTGACTCCTGGAGTCATGACTACTCTTCAAGAGAGATTGGTCGTGGAGAGTTCACGTATGACAAGATCTTCTGGATTGACTCAGATATCGAGTGGACGGTGGAAGATTTTATGAAACTCTACGAGTCAGAACACGATGTGATCTCTGGACTCTACACAATTGATCCTGCTGGAACTATCGCTGCTCAGTTTCCTAATGAGCGAGGAGCTCCGACAAGAATTAACAAAGTAGAGTTTCTTCTTCACTACGAGCCAGTCGAAGTCGGCGGTGTTGGTTTCGGATTCCTATGCGTAAAATCTGGTATATTCGAGACCATGCCAAGACCGTGGTTCTTGATCGGCAAAGTTAAGTGGTCTGATGATTCAGAGATGCGAGTCAATGTCGGAGAAGACTATTCTTGGTGTGGTGCCGCTCAACTTGCTGGATTCAAGATTATGATTGATCCTCTTGTCAAAGTGAAGCATCACAAAGAAACAGTTTACGAGGTATGACATGAACAAGCAGGATGTTGTGAAAACGATCATAAAAGAACTAGCAGTGGTTCAACCCAACGTGCCAGTAGAGAAGATTGCAGCAATTGTCTCCGATGCGACAATGGACTGGATTGACACGATTGAGATGAAACTCACAGAGATGATTCGCGACTGGGAAGAGAGAATGCCCGATGACGGTACTTTTTATTCTCTCGGTCTTCGTAGAGCTCTTGATGTTGTAAAAGGAAACGACCCAGATTTTCCAGATCTAACACAGACTCAATAGATCTAACCCGCCCTTGTAGCTCAGTGGTAGAGCAACGCACTTGTAATGCGTAGGTCGTCAGTTCAATCCTGACCGAGGGCTCAATGAATGATGCAACCTGGACCTGGGTCCTTTTCGCAATGGAGATTATTGGCGTAGCGGGAATGCTTGTCGTCGGAAGAAAGATCTGGTGGGGTTGGCTTATTGTCCTGCTCCACAGCATCCCATGGTTCATTTATTCCATCAGTCACAACAAGCCAGGCTTCATTGCGATGTCAGCAATGTGGTGGATCTCTCACGCCTACAACATGACAAAATGGCGTAGAGAGCAGCACAAGCCGAGGTAGCTCAGTGGATAGAGCAAGAGCCTTCTAATCTCTTGGTCGCAGGTTCGATTCCTGCTCTCGGCGCAGATTTCAAAAGCACTTTTTTCTATTATAAAAGTGTCCACAAAATCCCTGTTTCTAAAAGCGATAGCCCAGGAGGCTGCCTTTTGACCTCACACTCACAAAAAATCTCTCAACACTTCGTGTGCCATAGTGGTGAATAGAGATCTCTGTGACTCTAGAAAGAAGATAATCATCATGAATCTATCCCCAGCAATCAAAGCTATGATAGCGTCGTATGCGAGATCATTCGGCGGAGCTGCCCTAGCATTGTATATGACAGGCAACACCGATCCAAGTGACCTTCTTGCAGCAGGCGTAGCAGCGGTAGCCCCGATGCTCGTTCGTTACTTGAACCCTAAAGACATTGCATTCGGCCGTACTGCAAAGTAGACCGAGTTACAAACAGAAAGCGACACATGTCAGCAGAAAAGAAAGCACCAGCTAAGAAAGCTCCAGCGAAGAAAGCAGCAGCTAAAAAAGCACCTGCCAAAAAAGCTGCAGCACCCGCTAAGAAAGCAGCGGCTCCAGCTACATCAGCTACGAGCACCGCAACTAATGCGACCGTGAAGTACACGACGCATACGCACACTGCAGCAGAAGCTCCGAAAGTAACCATTTCTACGACGCCAGCGCCAAAAGCTCCAGCTCCGAAGAAGAAGTCATTTTTCAAGAGACTTTTCAGCCGCAAGTAAGCTGCAAAACTCGAGGGGTCTCCACGTAAGTTTCGCCCTCTCCCCAGTGGAGATCCCTCACCTCCACTCACGAAGGTAAAAAATGCCAGACATTGTTCTAACTTCATTCCAAGATGACGAGCCCAAGGGAGAGCGGCCTGAAGTCCAAATTGACGAGCCAGTCAATATTCGACCTAACCTCTCTGATATCGGCATTGATGAAGTAGAGCGTGGTGTTTGCCAAGATACCTACGAGAACCGCGCTATCCTCCGTGGAGCTCGGATGGGTTGGGATACCGTATACGCCTCGAACGGTGTGCCTACAGGCCTAATCCAGGCTCGATCCGACGAAATGGCGAAACAACGCCGGATTATGTCACTTTCGGAGAAAAAGCCGATTTTGACAGATCCATCGATCATTAACTCGGACTATATCACTGGCTATGATCTCCTCGCCGAAAGCGCCGCAGACTACTTAGTTCCACCCTGGGTCATGGGTTCTACCCGCGCATACCTTAAAGAGCAGGAAGAGGGCCCTAAGTCCTCAAAGAAACAACCCAACGCGCAACCTCACCGTTGCCGAGCCGTTAAAGATGACGGCATTCGTTGCATGCTCTGGTCCTCGGGACGCCCGAAGGATGACGGCTTGTGCCGTGTGCATCTTCGCAGCATGTCGCGCAAACCTGGCGAAGACATTGAACGCGCAAGAGCCAAGCTTACTCAAGCTGCGCCGTACGCCGTAGACATTCTAGAAGATCTCATGCAAAATGCCGCATCAGAGCCTGTGAGATTAAAAGCATCAACTGAGATTTTGGACCGCGCGGGCGTGCGTGGTGGTGTAGAATTCGATGCACGCCTTGAAGTTACTGACGGACGCGCTCCAGCTCAAATTGTAGCTGAACGTCTCCAGAGATTAGCTGACGGTGCAATTCAAGTTGCAGCAAGATTAGCAGAAGCTGGGATCAACCTTCCCGGAATCATAGATGCAGAAATTGTTGACGACACCGTTTCATCAGAAAACCCAGAGGATACGTCAAATGACGACTGAAACCCTACGTCAACTTGCAGTAGCGCTTGTTGAGAATCTCCAAAGTGACATCGACAAATGCTCAACACGAGAAGCTCACATCCGCACAACTGCGAGGGCCGCTGAGGCTTTAGCCGTTCTTGCTGGTATAAATAGCTTGTATGACGAGATTAGTGCAGCATAGCAATTTAGATCTATTTATCGCCGGCGCCAAGTCTCATCTTGGTTACCGAACCCGACCCGGCGGTCAAAGTGATTTCTCCGCGCAGATTGGCTACACATCTCACGACACACCGTGGGCTGGCGCTTTCGTTGACATTGTTGCTAGGGACGCCGGATTAAAGATCCCCTCATGCGTTTACACACCGACAGGCCTAGCGGAGTTCTCTCAACAGGGACGGTTGAAGTTTAGACCGCGGCCTGGAGACATTGTCTTCTTCGGATTTGCGACGGACAAAGATTTCGGTACTCCGCATTGTGGCATAGTTGTAGACACTACAGGCGTACGTATGACCGACAGATTCATGACGGTGGAAGGTAACGTAAGTTCAGGCCTACCTAAAGGATCTCAGGACCGTGACGGTGTACATTTACGTGAACGTTGGATTTACGATGTCATTGGATTTGGACGACCAGATTTCAAAGCCCGGCCTAGTAGTAAGGCTATAAGTGAGACGGTGGCTATTGAGCTAAAGTTTTCAAACGTCAGGCCTGGAAGGAAGGGTCGGGATATTGCGACGGTACAACTTGCGCTTGAGCAGTTTACTGACCTTCGTGGATTTACAGCCGGCGTTTTCGATTCTGCAACTAAAGACGCTTACGCACGTTGGCAACGAATGTCGGGATACGTCATGACAAGTGCAACAGGAATTCCCGATTTATCGAGCCTTGAAAAACTCGGGCGAGATTCTGGCTTATTTACAATCGTTGCTAATTAACAATCATTGAAAATTAGAATCTAAAGATGTTATAGTTATCTCCATGAGCTGGAGAGACGATGGCAAAGGCGGCTGGATAAAAAAGTCCGAACTGCCTACATCGAGAATCTAAAGATGATATAATGATCACATACCTAACGACACAGGAGAAATAATGAATAAACAAATACCAACCCAGCTTCAGCCTTTCATCGAGGCCCGCCGTATGATCGGTAGCTCGGTGCGACAAGGAGTCAAGATGGTTCTTGACGACGCGAAGCAGCCGCTGACGGTTCTCGAGATCAACCGATCGACCGAGCAACTGCTCGAACGACGTATTGACCAGAGCCACATCCGACTTGTTCTGCAAGAACTTCAAACTTCAGGCCTGGTAAGCACCAGAGTTGAGACGGTGGAAGAACGACTACTTCGCGCAAACGGAAAAGCATCACGCGGATATCTTGCAACTTTCTACTGGACTCACGGTAAGCGTGTACCAGCACGAACGGTAGCTGAAGCAATTCCAGGCGTATCGCTTGAGCACCGATCAAAGACGGCTAAAAGAGCTAGCGGCAAAGTTGGTCGTCCTAAGGGATCGAAAAACAAGCCGAAAAAAACTTCAGGCCTAGTAGCGACTTCAAAAGGTGTGACGGTGGAAGTTTCATCTCTCATCGACGAGATCGTCAGATTACGCACTCTCGAGTTACAAGCGCAGATCTCAATTCTCGAGACAAAGCTTGCAGCAATTAAAATAACGCTGGCGTAACTTCGCAAACGAGTCATGACCTGGTAGATTAGGTCATGGTCTCGTTTGACATCATTGTCGTTGAAAATGCTGTTGACGCGATTATCGCGGCTCAACAAGGGATTTTCGATTTCATTATTGACGCCGGCGAGTGTGAAAACTGTGGAATGGTTATTGGCCCAATTGCTGATGAATTTTTTCCCTGCGCAATTGTTTCCGACAATGAAGATGTCAAATGGCCAATTTGCATTGACTGCGCGTTCCCTTTGATTTATCCGCGAGAGTGGATGATCGGGATGGACTCTGACGAATTCTAAAGTTGTTATAATGACTACATGGAAACAACGACGAAAAACTTCAAACTAGAACGCGGCTCATTTGCCTGGAACGTAGTGACCCCGACAGGTGTTCGCTACTTCAAGCAGAGAGAAATAGCAGAGGACTGCATCAGGTTTCTTGAGGAAAAGCAAAAGAAGGAAACCAAGTAATGGGACTTCTATCTGCTTACTTGATTTACAAGTATGGCAAGAACAAAGCCGAAAAGAATTGTCAACTCTCTGAAGAGCAAATGGAAATCATTTGTGACAACTGCGGCTACAAACTTCGTCAGCATGCAGACGACGATCAAATGAGCTGCCCAAGTTTCTAAAGATGTTATAATGAACTTATCAGCAAGCGCTGATATAACGAAAAGGACAAAACAATGACAAAGCGATTCGAAATCAAAGTGGCTGGAGCGACTATCACAGTCATCCCTCGTAGCTATAAATACAGCTATAAGAAAGAGTACTACCAAGCACCACGCATGTATGTGAGCGTTGCCGATGAGTCGATCATGGATAACCTTGCGAATCGCAAGCGCCGCCCATACAATGTCTACAAGACGCTGATCCACTCAAGCGATATCGCAAGTGTTCTCAACCTTAGCGGACTACGCTGGTCACAGCACGCCGGTTGCACATGCAACTGCTCGCCAGGATTCATCCTAAACAGCGTGCAGTCCGTCAAAGACGAGGATGGAAACTATCTCAGTCACTTCGATATCTGGGTGACTCTCGAGAATGCTCCTTCAGTTGATGAGACCAAGCCAGCCCGCGTGCTGGTTGGTCTCTAAAACTAAAGTTGTTATAATGATCTTTATGGAAACAAACAAAAAAACAAAAACAAAAGCGTTCTTCTATCAAAGAGAGTATAGCAGTTATGTAGAGATAGATCTTTCTAATCCTCTTCATAATGAACTTGCGTATCTATTCTTTGATCGGGATCTAAGTAATCCAAAGTGGTGTCCGGGAGTTTTTCCAGGATCTATTAGAAAAGCTACGGAGCTGATGAAAAAGATTGAAGGGTTTGTCGGAAAGCCAGATGCTTCAAATCTCTATCTTAAAGTTTATAATCTTGATGAAAACGGGAAAGTCATCGGGACGTATAAAAAGAAAACTACCCATAAAACATTTAATAACAACCTTGTCCCATTCACTACTACTATAAAAGTAACAGAAGAAGACTACATATGCGACTACTGCCTTGATCTGGGCCGCCACAATGAAGAAGAGCACGGTCCTCTGATGGATATGGAACTCAAAGTAAACTCAGCATTAGACTTAATATTTTGCAGGTTCTGCCACGGGACTCAAGACTACACAGAAGTAAAAGACTAAAAACTAAAGTTGTTATAATACTCTTATCACCTACAAACAAGGACAAAACAAAATGACAATCACACGAATCACACTTAATCGCACAAGTGATCCACACACAAAGCTCAAGCCGGGCGACAAGGGAACTCTCAAAAGCAGCAGAGTCGATCCTTGGGGTGACAGAGTCATCTCAGTCAACTGGGACTCAGGCTCAAGTCTTTCTCTCATCTCGGGCGAAGACTCGTGGAGTGAAGAAGAGCAAAACTAAAGTTGTTATAATGACTTTATCAACCAATACAAAAGGACAAACCATGAGTACAATTACAACCACTAAAACAGAGGTCATCATCTCCGAAGATGTGACCCAGTTGGATCCAGCGATGGAAGCAATCATCGTTGAGTTTAACGAAGCCAAGGCAGCCATCAAGGCTCTTGAGGCAAAGAAGTCAGCGGCTGAAAATGCAATCCGCGAAGCGCTAAAGGGCAACGACGTTGGCCTTATCAATGGCGTCGAACGAGTTCGCGTTCAGCATCGCAACCTGAGCAAGATTGATCGCGAGTCTCTCAAGACAGCGTTCCCTGAGGCGTACGCCGCAGTGCTCAGCGAATCGTCTTACACAGTCCTCCAGGCTAAGTAAGATCGAGGAAGCGCCGGCCGGGAGACCCCCCCTCTCCTGGCTGGCAACTCCTCAAGGTTTAGGTGCCCAAGGGCGAAAGCTCAATAGTAGGGAGCCTGATGGTTCTGGGTCTCCACCCAGCTAAGTAGGCAGCAGCAGTGAAAACGCAGGTGCAGTCAAGTCACGCCTTCGGGCAATGACAACGACTGCAGAGTCGGATAGTAACAGCGGTAAGCACGCGGCCATCAAATTCTAAAGAAGATATAATGAACATATCAGCCAACACCGGCTGGTAAGACAAAAGGACAACCACAATGTTTCAACACGCAAAAATTACTTACCGAGATCGCAGAACAACAGCGGCTTTCGATGGCCCGATTCTCGAGTCAACTCCAGAAGATGGTGTAGAAGTTTGGCACGAGCGTGTCAAGGTTACAATGTCACACAACAAAGACAAGAAGCGCTACGAAGCGTATATCTCTTGGTGCAAGGCGTCTGAGCGCAATGGCTTTCAAGTCGAGCAGTCTGCGATCTTTACTGATCCTTTCGTTGAGTTCGCAACTGCGCCAGCCGCGCGCTTCAACGAGAATAAGTTTGAAGTCTTTTGCACAGAAGTTCAGGCGATGTGTAACGTCATTGTCGCTGGCGATCTCGCCACAGGACCAGCTGCGGATCTTCTTCGCAAGGCAAATAGCTTCGCCTTGGTGAAGAACTAAAGTTGTTATAATAATCTTATACCCAATACGAAAGGACAACTAACATGGGAGACAGAGCAGTAATCGGATTCAAGGCGGACGTGGCAGCAGTGCCAGTATTCCTATACGCCCACTGGGGCGGAAGCGACAGATACAAAGACGCGCAACGCGCAATCGAGGCAGCACGTCCTCGATGGAATGACCACGCTTATGCGACACGCATCGGCATCTCACAAATCGTTGAGAACTACTGGGCAGAAGAAACTGGGTTCGGCGTCAGTGCCGGTCACAACTCATTCAGCACGCCCGACTACGATGACGTGATTCTCATTACATGGGAAGACAAGTTAGTCGAGATTGTAAGTGCGAGTGACTCCACTAAGGTTTCACAAACAATGACATTCGATGAGTTCTCCAGTCAGCTTGTCTGACTGGAAAACTAAAGTTGATATAATGATTACATCAGCACAACGCTGACCAGACAAAAGGACAAACATGGAAACACCTACAACAACAATCGCAGGACGAGCAGTCTATATGGAGTTCCGCAAGGGACCTTCAACGACTCAAGTTCTTCTCATGCCGGAAGGACGCTGCACATCAGGACACACAGTTCCGATGACAATGTACCGCCGGCGAGTATCGCCAGCAGCGCCACGCAAAACATGGCGCATGGTTTCATCCGCAGTGAGTGGAGCAGTTACAGCAGGCGTATCGACAACAGCAACTGGCTCATTGCCAATTCCAGTAGATCTGCGCGCTGAAGCAACAAGGCGTCTGTCATTCTCATACACTCTCTTCGACAGCTTGAAGAATAACGACTGGAAGCTCTACAAGGAAGCTATCGTAGTCGAAGTACTGCCGACAGACCTTGATGATGCTCGTATGGGTCGCACTCCATACAAAACTCTCGGACGAATTCTCAAGGCTCGCAAGTTCCTCGGCTTCCCCAAAGAGATCTTTGGGGCGGTCTGAATCTAAAGATTATATAATAATCTCAACACCTACAAACAAAAGGACAAATAATGACAACGACAGCAACAACTTATGATGTTATGGGAGCAGGGATCACTGAGCTTCTCATGACAGCAGCGGCTCAGGCATTCTCCCCTGACGCAGCACATGAACTAGATAAGAAGATCCTTGACGCCGGAAGAGCCGCTAGCAGAACAGCAGCAGTAAAGAAGAAAGTCAAGATGGTCTCAACAGATTCACTCGAAGGAGAAACAAAGTACTCACGCCCTAATGGCGAAGACTACTACACCCGAGCATGGGGCGAGCACAATGACGTGCAAGTTCTGCGTAAGGCGCGTGAAGGTTCACAGTACGCACTCCTCTACGGAGCACCTGGTTGTGGAAAGACTGCACTCATTGAAGCAGCGTTCCACACTGAAGCTGGCGGAATACAAACAGTGCTCGGCTCAGGTGACACTGAAGTGTCCGACTTAGTTGGCGGATATGTTCAGACACCAAGTGGTGGCTTCGTCTGGGAAGATGGCCCATTGCTCAAAGCAGCAGAGTCAGGCGGCGTGTTGCTGATCGACGAAGTCGGATTGATTGATCCTAAAGTTCTTTCAATCATCTACGGCTTGATGGATGGACGCCGTGAGTACACAGTCACAGCAAACCCAGAACGCGGAACTGTCAAGGCAAAGCCTGGCTTCTACGTAGTCGCAGCGACAAACCCCAATGCACCTGGAGTTCGTCTCTCTGAAGCTCTTCTTTCACGATTCACTGTTCACGCAGAGATGACAACTGACTGGGGTCTTGCTCGCAAGCTCGGTTGCCCAACTCCAATTGTGACAGCAGCGCAGAACCTGAGCAAGAAGCAGCAGTCAAACGAAGTGTCATGGGCTCCGCAGATGCGCGAACTCCTGGCATTCAGAGAACTGTCTAAGACATTCGGTAGCAAGTTCGCGATCTCGAACTTATTGGCCGCGGCTCCCGAGATTGATCGCCCAGTTGTGGCGGATGTCTTGACCCGAGTCTTCGGTGAAGAGTGCCGACCAGCCAAGATCTAGGTCTTCAGCGGCTGGCTCCTGTAGGTGGGAGCCGGCCAGCTGATTTTCTAAAGTTGGTATAATGATCTATACAAGGACAAACCTAAAGGACAAAACATGGGACATCTAAAATACGACAAAAAGACTCGCGCAGAGTCCACGCCAGTTGAGTGGCTTGGCATCGGAGCTGCAGTCGGAGAGCTCGCTAACAAGTGGGCAGATCGCCACGACCTCGTGGGATACGTAGGACCTGGTGCCGGCGGAGTTGCTCCAGCGTGCTACACTCCAGCAACTGCTGAAGTTGAAGTCAATGTTGAAGTTGCCTTCGGCGGCAATATCTCTCCCGAGACAATCGGCGACTTGCGAGTTCGCTCAAACCAATTCGAGTGGCCAAAAGCTACAGGCGCAATCTTTCACGAAGCGCTTCACGCTCGCTTCTCTAACTGGGATATCGAAGCCGCGTTCAATGCGTTGTCGCCGGCTGAATTCAAAGCTCTTATCTATCTTGAAGAAGGACGCATCGAATACAATGGCGTGACTATCATGCCAGAGAACAGAGCGTTTCTTCGCGCAAGCGCGCTCGAGATTGTAGTTGCTGATCTTAAAGAAGAAGCAATCAAAGAAAGCGACACACGAGTTGCTGCAGCTATTGCTGCTCTCACAATGGCACGAGTCTCTGCGGGTGTTCTTCAAGACGAAGACATTGAAGCAATCACTCCACTCATTGAGTCTAAGCTCGGCGCAGCGACACTTGCAAAGCTTCGCGAGATCTGGATTGCGGCGCAGGACCACAACAATCATCTTGACGCAACAGCAATGTATCCGCTTGCACGCAAGTGGGTTGAGATTGTTAACGAGCAAGCAGAAGAGAATGGCGAGCCTGATCCAGGCGAAGGCACTCCTGATGAGAATGGCGCTGAAGGTTCCGGCGGAATCATGGGCGAGATGCTCGAGGCACTCGAAGAAGCAGCAGGCACTGCAGCAATCAATGCTAGCGGAGATCTTGATGATCAACAGACCACTGAAGAGTGGAGTGAGATCGCGAAGGAACGCGGCAGTTCAGCGAAGACTCAGAAGGAACACGAGAGTGTTGCGAATGAAGTCTTTGGCCAGGGCACCGGTCCAATGGCCGATGGCAAGAGCAGCAGCCGACTCATTGAAGAGCGTACTCCGTCTGCGGAAGAACGAGCAGCGGCTGTCACAGTCGCACGACTTCTCGAGAAGGCAAAGTATCGCGAGCGCGATGTTGTTGAGATTGCATCAATCGTTCCTCCCGGACGCCTTCGCACTCGTGCAATGGTTCAAGGTGCGGCACTCAAGAGCAAGGGCATCATGACTCAAGTTGAGCCATGGCGTCGCTCAGTGCGCAAGCACACTGACGAGCCAACGCTTAACATTGGCGTGATGGTTGACATCAGCGGTTCAATGAGTGAAGCGATGAACCCGATGGCAGTTACTGCTTGGGTGATGAGCGAAGCAGCACGCCGAATACAAGCACGCGCAGCGATGGTGTACTACGGCGAAGGTGTCTTCCCAACTCTGAAGCCCGGTCAGCACCTTGACAAAGTCAACGTGTACACCGCGTCTGATGGGACTGAGAAGTTTGACAAAGCGTTCAAGGCATTGAATGGTTCGCTCAACTTGTTGAATGGCTCAGGAGCTCGCATGCTGGTAGTTGTAAGTGATGGTTGCTACACAGAGCAAGAACTACAAGCAGCACGCCGCTGGGTGAATGAGTGCGACAAAGCTGGTGTCGGAGTTCTTTGGCTTCCGTTTGATAGTCGCGGCGGTATGTACGCGTCAGCAATCTGCAAAGGTTCATCAGCGGTTGTTCTAAAGGGAGTTCGTGACCCGGCTGCAGTGGCCACTGAGATCGGCGCTGCTGCGGCGAAAGCAATGACCACGGTATCCAGCAAGGCTGCCTAAGATCGTCAGCACGGGGTGAGTAGTTTACTTGTCCTTTACGTCCTCCTCCGTGCTGGCCCTTCTCTTTCTAAAGTTGTTATAATGAACATATCAACACAACGACAAAAGGATACACAATGGACCGTGATGCATATATCAAACGAGAATACGGCGCACTAGTCGGTCGCAAGATCAAGACGGTCCGACCACTGACTAACGGTGAGTGCGAAGACTTCGGCTGGGACGGTAGCTTCTCAGGCGTACCTATGGTCATCATTCTTGATGACGGTACTGCTTTGATCCCATCGTCAGACCCTGAAGGCAACGACTCAGGCCACATATTTGTAGAGTCTACAGTAAAGGTGCTGATCTAGCACAAAAACAAAAACCCGGCCTAGTAGGCAACTGAATACGTTGACGGTGGCTTTTTGAAGTCCCGGCCTGGTATAGAGCCCGACTATGAGACGGTGGCTTTTCTAAAGAAGATACAATGACTAATACCAACGACAACAAAGGACAACACATGAACCACTATTTTGCAACTGATGGCAATTACGGAAACGCAGAGAATCTGATAATTATCGACACAACTGATTGGACAGAAGACGAATGGGACATTATTGACCAATCGCCCGAAAATGATCGCACAAAAATTGCACAGCAACTTTCACAAGGTCAAAACGAAAATCAGCTTTCTCTCTTTGAAGAGTAAAATCCAAAGTTGTTATAATGATCATATCAACAACGACGAGAAAGACAAAATATGAAAATTACGATTCGTGAATCAATAGCATGGGCAGGGTCAATTGAAAATGAAACTCTATTAGATGTATTGGCAAAAATGAATGAAGCTGTTCCCTCAGTAAAGTTTAGTATTTTCGAGGCGAAGCCGATGCACTCAGGTGGTTGGCCGATATTCGATATTGAGTTTGACGAAGATGAGATCGAGCTGATGGCCGCGTATTACGAAATGGAAATTCAAGATTTCACTGATTCGTATTTTGGCTAAAAAATCCAAAGTTGTTATAATGTATTTATCAGCAAGCAGCTGATAACGACGAAAAGGAAAAATATGAAAATTGGAGATAAAATCATCATCCGCGAAGAGGGTGCTTTTTTCGGCGAGGAAGGAATCATTTCTGAACTTCCAAAAGCCGAACTTAAAGGACAGGGATTCGACTTGAGCGTCCCAGCAGAACATCAGACAGCCGTGGTGAAAATCTTCGGCGGGGTTTTGGGTGTCTTTATAAAGCCATCGGATCTCGAGCTGATCTAAGAATAAAACTTCTGATCCGGTGGGCGGTCATCATGGCCGCCTGCCGAATCTAAAGATGATATAATGGACTTATCAAGCAAACCTGCTTGGTAAAACGACGAAAGGACAACAACGTCATGGCAACATCAAAATGGTGTCTCCTTAAGGGGAGCGATATCGGACCTATGGGTCGCGGACAAAGCGGCAAGAAGAAGGTCTACGAGGTCACAGTTCAGGATAACGTCCTGGTGTGCTCGTGGGGAATGGCAGAATTGCCACGCCGCCAGACCAGCCGGCAAGTGTTCAGCACTGGCCAAGCCGCCCTCAGCGCCGCTTACACGAAAGTGTACGCGAAGCAAGATCGCGGTTACTCAGTCGCCTACCGCGTCTAAGTAATCGCAACGAGGCTTGCGGGCCGGATCCTAATTCACCACACAAAAAGGCGAATTGCTAACGGGGATCCGGCGCGCAGCATCTCGCTGTAAAAACTAAAGTTGTTATAATGTATTTATGAAAACAATTACACACTTCACCGACTTAAATCACGAATCAATCCAAAACCTACAAAAATTCGTCCCGACAGCTCAATTGAAAATTCTTTCTGAACCTAACATTACAAATCACGATTACGAATGTGAAATAACAATTCCAGCTTCCGACGAGCACCTCCTCGGCGACTTCTACTGCAACGACCCCATCGGCTTCATAAACGGCCAATACTCTTACGAACGCATTGAAAACTAAAGTAGAAAAGTCAGTGATCACACGCGAGCGTAGAGAGTACGCGCGGCTGATGCACTATGATGCGGAGCTAACTCATGAGGAAGCTCTTCAGCGAGTGGGCAGTCTACACGAACACAAAAAAGTTCCTTCAGACGCTCCAGGTGAGATCGGCGAGTGCGAGTGCGGAGCTAGGATTACAATCTAAAGTTGATATAATAATCTTATCAACCTAAACAAAAGGACAAAACGACATGGACACACAAGTTCAAATTCCAGGCTACATGGTAGCCACAATCAACGAGATTACTGGTGCAATCTCCGGATACACATTCACACCTGCCGTAGCCGATGCGGGCTACTTCGGGAACGAGATCATTCACATTGAAGGTAACAAGATCAGCTCTGAAGAGTTCTTTGAACTAGTGAGCACTTCACTTACTCTCTCAAAAGATGAGCAGTCAACATTCATTCTTGTAGAATGGACTTGCTAATGAAGATGCGACCAGTTCAACCCGGCCGAGATGGCGGACTCCGAGTACGCGGCGGCTACTGCTTGCGGATTGAAGATGGCGTTGTGGTAATCCAAATCGATCAGCAAGAACTAATCGACGCGATGTTTAACAATGGATACTCGTACGGCAAAACAAACAAAGATCATCTTCCAACAATCCGTGAGGGTGAGTACCGACTCGAAGTTCTTTGCCGAGCAGTCGCTTACACCGAAGACACGACTCGAGTGATGGTATGAAAGTTCCACACATGTGTCCGCGATGCCAGTACAACTGGATTCCAAATAATTTGATGCCGGCTGAATATCCAGGTGCTCTTTCTCGAGCGGACAACAAGACAGAGATCTGCTCCGATTGCGGAACAGCAGAAGCGATTCAAGATTACACACATGGCTGGTGTACTGAAGTATCTGAGTGGCCTGTTGATCCACTAAAGAAGGACACGTGAACACTCCGGTTCGAGTCTTACAAGTTCACGCAACTGGATTCTGGTGCGCGGCAACTCTTGATCATCATCCAAATACTCTTGATGAAAAGAACTTTGAAACATTAAAGTTGCAAATTGCGGACTTTATGCTTGTGTGCAACATGAACTCAACTGGTATGCGCAACTACTTTGCGGAAGCATTGCTAAGAACTCTCGGCACTCCACTCGATAAGGACAGAGAAGTGCGGGGGATTGCTTACATCGGTGCGTACACGCGGTTTGGCTGGCCAGTAAACGAAGTTGATGATGATTCATTTGCAAAACTCTGTGCGGTTGCGCAACTGTATCAACAAGAAATTGCGGCAAGAGTGTAGTTCTAAAGTTGTTATAATGATTACATGGCAACAAAGCAGAAAAATAAATGGCACGACGAAGATCGTCAAGCATTCGCGGACAGGAACTTCCTGAAGGCGCAGACAATCCCGAACAAAAAGCGGGTCGCATCGCGCAAAGCCTGCCGTAAGGGGCGGTGGGATTAGTGCCGTCTGAAAACTAAAGTTGTTATAATAACCATATGGAAACAAACACAAACTTATTCACCTTTGAAATTACCGAAACCGAAACCTATATCGCCTACGACATTTGGATTACCGACGAATACTTCGCAACATTCATTTCAGATTCCGACGACTACTTCGAATCCGGCCACCGCTTCATCTACAACATCGAAAACAAAACATTTTGCGGAACTTCGACTTCTTCTTACTACGGCGACGACCTCTACCACTTCGAATCAATCGACAGACTCTACGAATTCTTCGGACAGCAACTTCCCAACACAATCAAAACCGATCTCATCAATCGCAACTTACAAATCGACAATCTCACAATTCCCAACGACGCCCTCATCGCCTAACTCAAAAACTAAAGTTGTTATAATAACTATATCAATTCAATTCAGAAAGTTATAAAAATGATTATTTTCAATACTCCATTCAAATACATCCAAACGACGCACGACGACGACTACGGCATTCAGCACCACTTCACCGCCGACTTCATCAATCAAAACGACTTCGACGGCAATCCATCCACCGACACCCTAAATATCATCTACCGCCCAACAGACAAATACCAATTTCATATCGACATCGACGGACAGCATCACAGCGACGACATCGACAGCATCGACGACTCTCAATACTTCGACGACAACGCAATCGCCTTCTTCAAATCATTCAAAATCTAACTCTCAACGACTCCGCAAACATCCGCCCTAAAAACTAAAGTTGTTATAATATAATCATGCAAACATTTACAATTACATCAGACACAAACGACGACACACAGACACTTACGCTACTCATAACGCCCGCTTACGCGCAAGCAAACTGCAGCTTCGACATCACCGACTTCGCTAACGACGACGACGACATCGAAAACGACAGCATCGACGACAACGGCAACATCAAACTCTTCCTTCATTTTTACGAAAACGAAAACCCATACCTCGCCTTCAACGATCACTTCAACGACAACGACGAAATCATCGAATACTTCGGCAACGAAATCTTCGACGCAATCATCGCACTACGACCAACAAACACAATCACCTACTACTAAACCTCCCGCTTCGGCGGCGCCACTTCGGCGCCGCCAACAGCGCGCATTAGAATCTAAAGTTGTTATAATGTATTTATGGAACAAACAGAGATAGAAATAATGGCAGCTGAATTCGTAGAAATTATCGAGGGTTCGGGTGAAAGTGCGAGTGCAGTAATGGCTCGTATGCAGTTGCTGATTGATATGATCAATAAGTGGCGTCGTGAGAACGGGGTTAGAGAAATCTAATCCCGTAATAAAAGGAAAAACAAAATGACAAATACACTAAGTGAATATGACGAGCTTCGAATCGGAGACGTGATTGCGGATACAGGTAGAACTGTAGTCGCGGAGACAAAGCTAGGCGAGCGCATCATTGGCGATAGCTACGCTCACTGGATCACGATCTGCTTCAAAGAAGGAGAGTATCACCCATACGCAGTGTGGACTGTGATCGCTCGAGCTGAAGGCTTTCATGCTGAGCAAGGCGACTACTGCTTCACAATCTTTGAAGCGGTTGAAGCATACAGCAAGCGAGGCGGAAAGTGAAGCGGCTTGTTGCGAGCCTATTCGCTGTCTCATTACTGTTTGTAGTCTCGCCGGCTGAAGTGCATGCTGTCGATTGTGATGCGGCAATCGCAACATATCTCCCAATCTCTGAGGTTCCTCAGCCAATTTCTTTCTACGGAGACAATATTGGCGAACAGCAAATGGCCGTGCTGTGGGATCTTGGAATGAAGTGGAACACACACGACTTTGGTAAAGTGATTGCGGCTGAACAAAATTGGTTCGGCGAATGTAAATATCCTGGAATCGGATTAGCTACAGGTTCAGGCTACAGTTGGCACGACAGAAATGTCACGCTCTGGATCTGGGCTGATGGAGTTGATCTTGCTCAAGCGGTTAGCACAATCCATAGTTTGCTTCAGCCGACGCCAGTAACAACAACATCGACGTCTACTACGTCGACCACCACAACATCCACAACCACAACGACACTGGCACCAACCACATCAACAACTTCATCAACCACGACATTACCACCAGCGCCAGTAGATGAAGAGCCAGCTACAACCACATCAACCACAACAACCACAACAGTTGCGCCAGAGCCAGAGCTTATAGCGGTAACGCAAGTAATCTCTGGGCCAGTCTCTTCTCCGCCTGCGGAAACGACTACTACAACCACTACTACAATCGCTCCAATGATTGCGGTGTCATACGCTGCCGCGGTTGCGCCTGCCGTAAAGATAGCGTCGCCGGCTGTGCAAAAGAAAGTCGTCAAGAAGATTGTAAAGAAAAAAGTAGTCAAAAAGAAAGTAAAAGTCAATGGCAATAGGTAGCGAAGGCGAAATAGGCAAGAACTTTTCCGTGTGGAAAGATATGTCTGAACAAGACAGGATTGACTGGTTTCAGTACATGAACGACAACTGGGGAAAATATCTTCAAGCCGGATACGCAACCCTTGTACATCACAAGAACAATCGTTTCTACAAACAATACGGAGAGCACAATGGGTAAGAAAAAAGAAGAAGAAGAAAAAGACTATTCATGGCTTCATGAACCCGCTATTGAGTTTGTTGAACACGACTTTGCCAAGGTTCAGGCAGAGCGTGACGCGCTAAAACTTAAAGTGCTTGAACTTTACGCCGAGATTGAACGTCTAACGGGAAAGCCACGCTGTAACTTCTAAAGATGTTATAGTTACTTTATCAACGACGACAAGAGGAAAACTATGGGATCAGGGTTCAATATGCCAGAAGGTGTCTACGAAAGAGACATTCCTGGCTACAACGACATAGAAGTAACAATCGGATTCCAGTGCGATGCAACAGAAGATTGCGGCGACTGGGACGAAGAAAACGTAACTGTAGACTCAGGCGGCGGACACGAAGTCGAAGCCATTTGCCCAGTCTGCGGAATAACAGTCAAGCAAGACTACAATGGCTATGAGCCAGACTACGATGATCGCGATGACTATTACGATAGTCGCGACTACGATGGACCTTACTAAACAACAAACAAGGAGAAAACAAAATGGAATTTCATATCGAGTTCTACAACACAATCGCATCTCTCAGCTGGGCATTCGTTGTCTTTTCGCTGGTGGGAATGATCATTGTCAGGAAGAATAAATGAGTACAAATAGTCTAGCAATTACTATTGCGGGATTTGCAGCTCTCATCTCTACTTACTCATGGGCGTCAACTGAGCGGTTCAAGTCAATGCAACGCTGGAATCAACTTCAACGAGTAGTCAACGACGCTCGAGACGACATTGACTTAGCGGCTTCACGCCTTCGTCACCCTGCGGGTAAGGGACTTCAGCAGAAGATCTAAAGTTAGTATAATAATTCTTACCAGCACAACGCTGGCCCACGAAAGGACATAAGACATGGGAATGGATGTATACGGCGTAAATGCCACAACTGAGCGCGGAGAGTACTTCCGCAACAACGTATGGTCATGGCGACCACTTTGGAACTATTGCGTCGAACTCGCACCCGAACTTTGCGGTGACGTAGATGGAGACACTAATGGCGGCGATGGACTCGGCGCTCAAGGTGCAGATGACTTAGCGGTTGTGCTCTTCAACGAACTTGCAAGCGGACGAACTGCTGAGTATGAAAAAGAGTATCACAAGACGATCTCTGAACTTCCTCGACACAAGTGCACATACTGCGAAGCTACAGGAATCCGTGCGGACAGTGTTGGCAAAGATATGGGAATGGTTGAGCGAGAGCTTTCTCCAGAAATCCAAATCATCACGGGACGCTCACATGGTTGGTGCAACGCTTGCAATGGCGAAGGACTTGTAGACGACTGGAAAGCAGGATACCCATTCTCTGAAAGTAACGTTCGCGAGTTTGCGGAGTTCCTTGCGGAGTGTGGTGGATTCAAGATCTGCTAATTTCTAAAGTTATTATAATAACTACATACCGCCAATACGGCATGGTATGGTACGACGACAAAATGAAAGGCACAACATGGCACACTACGTTGACAACGCACTCGAAGGGTTCGCCCGACTTGCAGCAGAGATCAAAAAGTTGACAATCGAAAAGGTTGCGGCTGAAGCAGGAATCAAACCACGAATGGTGAAGAAGTTCTGCACAGACCCACTGCTGAGTAAGAACTCAGATATCACCAAGATCAAGAGAGCAGTCACAGCACTGACTGCCGAATGATCTAAAGTTGATATAATAATCTCATACCCAATAACACAAGGACAAAAGACATGGAAACAATTACAGCACAAATAGCACGAGGACTCTTCGACGCGGATCTCGCTTTGATGGAGCAAGCAATCGCAGAGCGGTTGACGACAATCAGGAAGTCTGCAAAGATAACTGACTTCGGCGTTGGCGACAAGGTAAAAGTGAACAGCTACTGCGGTACTCAGTACTTGCGCGGATCAACAGCAACAGTGATCGGCATGCGGCAGAAGAAACTTCTCATCAAACTCGATGCTCCCGTGGGAAGATTTGTTCGCACGATGGCTGACGGAACTAGGGAGTCGTCTGATATTGTAGTTCCGCCAAGCATTCTTGACAAGATCTAAATATAGAGGAGAGCCCGATGACTACAATTGTTGCCGTACAAGGTAATGGTTGGTCAGTCGTCGGGTACGACTCTCAAGTAACAGAAGAAGATGGTCGTCGCTACACAATGGCACGCGGTTCTTCTAAGGTTGCAAAGAACGGAGAGTACCTACTTGGTGCGGCAGGCGATGTGCGAGCAATAAATATTCTTGCATACGCTTTCGCTCCACCAAAAGTTGGAGACTTGACAGGTGTTCGGCTTGACAGGTTCATCACAAGTAGATTCGTTCCAGCATTGCGGGCGTGCTTTGAAGCTCAAGGATACGCTGCATCAAAAGAATCAAAAGAGATCGCGGAGCAAGGCTCTGTTGTCTTAGTTGTAGTCAACGGAACTATCTATGTGATTGGCGAAGACTATTCTTGGGTGCGAGACTCAGGAGCGATCTACGCATTTGGTTCAGGTGGAGACTACGCACTTGGTGCATTGTATTCATACGGCATTGAAAAAGTAACATCACGCGTTGATGTAGCGCAAGACTTGATTCGTAATTCTCTTGCCGTTGCATCGAGACTCGACCCAGGCACAGGAGCTCCATTTCATATTATGACTCAGAGCCCTGTGAAAATAGAAAAGAAACCGGTAAGGAAACCAAGATGACAGACAATGAAAACATGTTTAGACTAGTAGCAACAATGTTGCTTGCGGCATACGTTGTACTAACAGCGATCACAGTTCTTGCTATCCCTGCGGGTATCACTTCAATCTGGTGCGCAGTAAAGATCGCTCAAATAACATCGAGGAACCAATGATAGAAGATCGACCAAAGTGGCAAACACTCGCAGCATGCATTGGAAAGCCAGAATTTTTCTTTGATGACATGAAGCGAACGCAAGTTGGCAAAGCAAAAAAGCTGTGCTCAACATGTCCTGTTATTGATGAGTGTCTCGAGTACGCAATCAAAGCGGACGAGTTTGGAGTCTGGGGCGGCAAGACAATGAACGAGCGCAGAAAGATGCGGCGTTCGAGAAAGAAAGAAGTAAAGGGTGAAGGTTCTCTGTGAGCGGATGTGTTATTGTCATTCACCACGAACAACTAACGAAGGAAAGTTATGGCAGACGAACAAGGACAATCAGAGAAAGCGCCAAAGTTCAAGCAGCTTTGGAAGTGCCCTAAGTGCTCAAACACGCTGACACTCTACATTAGTGTAAGCCAGCCGCCAACATGCAACAATCCAAAGTCGCACACGACAACGTCAGTGAATATGGTTCCCGTTGAGAAGTAAAATAAAGATCTTCTTGACTGCGGTCGTTGTTGGCACTGCGGTATTCCCCGCAATCGATAAGTTCTTTGCGCGCCGACGTAGAGCAAAAGGCGAAGAGCTAAGTACTCTTCTTGGTACTTTATTTCCGAAGGATCAAGAAGATTGGAAGAACAGTAGATATAATTAGATCTCGAGCGGTCACGCTCAAGAAACCACAAACCAAACTACATAACAGGAGAACAAAATGACAACATCAGAATTAACACCGCAGCTTGCGGCTCAGATGTACACCGAAGGTAAGACTGTCTACGAAATCGCCGTAGCAAGCAGCACTACTTACGCCAAGGCTCGTAAAGCAATTGTCGCAAGTGGCACACCAATTCGTAACGCTTCAGATCGACTCAAGGGTCGCACTCGCAAAGCACAGGCCTAATGCCTAAGCCAAACCAGTTCTCGAGAATGACTCGGGGTATTGTTTGGCCTGCAGTCTCTGCGGGTCTGATGGCTGGACTGGCTGTCGGATCCGCAGTTGTGGGCTGGAGTACGGACATAACCCTCGCTTGCGGGCTCGCAGGTATTACTCTAGCTATCCTGAGCCCTAGGAACTACTGACCCAGCAGTTCTCGCCGGCTGAAAAACTAAAGATGTTATAGTACTATACATGACAACGACACTTATTCCAGCCAGCGACAAACAAATCTCTTTCGTGAACGACCTCATGGCCACTCGCGAAGTTACTCCTGATGAGATGGAGCTCTTTGCAGAGATCATCGAATGCGGACTTGACAAGCACAACGCAAGCATGATCATCGATACGCTGATCAAGCGCGCAAAAGTAGCCAAGTCGAAGAGCGGACTCTCAAGTATTCTTTCAACGATTCCAAAGTCAAAGTACGCAGTCCCAGTCGCAGAACTTGAATTCAGCGAAGCCGATGACAAATTCACTGGCGACTTGGTCTTCATCGAGATCAAGGAATACATGCAAACACTCTACATGCGTCAACTTCATGGCGCGCCTGGCCGCTTCAACAGGAGCAAGCTCAGCGTCAAGAGTGTAAAAGCAATCGTTGAGATCATCTCAAAGGACGCTTACAAGTACACCAAGATCTTCGGTGAGCACTACGCTTGCTGCGGATCATGCGGAGCTGAGTTGACTGATCCCACATCACGTGAGCTTCAGCTTGGACCAGAGTGCCGGAAGAAGTTCGGGTACTAAAGATGTTACAATTAACTACGAAACAAGGAGGCCATAATGGCTGATCAAAAGATCTTCAAGATCACAACAACAAATGCACAGGGCGATGAGCTCACTGCGTATGTCTATGAAACATACAAGCAGGCGTATCTCCGTTCAATGATGGAAGAATACGGCAATGCAATCTCAGTTGAAGTTGACATCGCTGATGTTCCTGACAACGTAAATCTTCCACGATGAGCGTGCCAGAGTTCCTTCGCATTGCGGGCGGACCAACAACAATCGAAGACGACAAGCGCGAATTGCGCAAAGCCGCAAAGATCGATGCCGATTCTAATGAACGCTTTATGCGGGACTTACTCGGCGACGATGAGTACGAAGACTGGGACAACGACTAAGTTCTCGTACTCACAACAAAAAGACAAAAAGACAAAAGGAAAAACAATATGTGGGTATTCACCCAAACAGGATTCGTCAGCGCTGTGCGACATCGCGACGACAAAACAAAACTAATGGTTCGCGGACGAGACTCTGAGTCTCTCGAAGATCTTGCGGATATGGCGTCAGCATCAATTGATCACACACCGGGAGGAGATTATCCTTACCGAGTTACGGTCACTGATCTTCAATTCATGGAGTGGGCTGAGATGCAGATTGAAACTTTGGATTACACCAACTTTAAAAGCCGAGTAACAATCACACGCGGTGATATCTATCACGACGCCTGCATGGACGTGTGGTCAGCAATGCACCAAGTCGAAGACGCTAATGCGCGTAATCGATATGCGGCCAAGTAACTTAGACTCGCACGACAAAGCAACACTAGTGCTTGGTACAGTGCTTGCTTGCGCTATCTTGGCGGCGTTGTGCCTGTAGCTAAGCATGAATGCTATGTATGCGGAGAGATGTTTGTAAAAATAAATGACAAACTGGATCACTACATGGAAAAGCATGACGATGGCTACAAGCCACGCGGTCAGCGTCGCTTGCGAAAGGTCTCATGCTGGAGCTGCGTCAAAGAAATGGAAGTCCCAAACCTTGCCGCTGGTGAGTGGTGGCATTGCGACTGCGGGTTCGAGCTTCCTCGAAACTGGGTCAATGGCCAGCTCATTCCTGAAAACTAAAGATGTTATAGTGTACTTATCAGCAAGCACGCTGGTACAAACAAAAGGACATATTCACATGGACACAATCACAATGAAGGGTGCCGTCATCGCGGTTCTCACACTCGGCAGCACAGTTCAAATCTGGGTCGCTTCGCCAACAGGTGACTCATCAGACTCACATATCTTTGAAATGCCGGCAATATCTGACTCGCACGCTCAAGTCATTGCAAATATGTGGCGCAAAGCGTGGGATCTCCCCACAGCTAACGCTCCTCTCGAGTTCTAATCTTTAACGGTCGAGTAACGCCGTAAAACCTCATCGCGCTGGGCGGTGTCAAAGTTACTCACTCAGCCCTATAGCGGTGGTGAAACTGGCGGACACGCGAAGACACCACTTTGGTCTACTCGCCCAGTCTGAGTTCTTCGTCGTACTCAGGCTGGGCCGAGTGCTGTTTCTAAAGATGTTATAGTGTACTTATCAAGCAAACGCTTGATAAGACGAAAGGACACAATCGTGGAAACACTCACCAAACTAGAGCAGAAGGTCTTGGTTCGCCAAGCCATTGCAGAATACATCACCTTTATGAATGAGGCTTCAGCAAAGCATAATGCAGAGCATTACCCAATGCTTGAAGCGGATCTCTTCTGGATTGCCGGTGGCCAGAAATACATCAAGGTCGTGCAAGGTCGCGATCCTGAAGGTGGATCACGCACTTCGGTTCACAGCTTCGTGGACGCCCTCACAGGCGATGTCTACAAAGCAGCAGGGTGGAAAGCTCCAGCACTCAACGGAGCTCGCTACAACTTGCTCGACGAGGACTCACTCGCTCTCCTCAAAGAGCGCTTCGACGTCTACGGCGGCTACCTCTACAAGAAGTAACCACGGGGTTCGGGTCCTGGAAACAGGGCCCGGCCACCCTGCGGGTGCTATCACCACAATCACCAGGAGCGGTTCTGGCGGTTGACACCATGTGATGCTATATATCTGGGCAGTGGCTGGCCTGAAAGCAGGATAGCGGTCCTAAGAATCAGGGCCTCCTGGCGGAGCTCTGTTTGAGATTCTAAAGATGTTATAGTGTAGTTATCAGCACAACGCTGGTAACGACGAAAAGGACAAAATTATGAATGCACGCAAATGGGCACTCCTCAAAGGATCAGACATTGGGCCAATGGGACGAGGACAAGCAGGAAAGAAAAAAGTGTACGAGATCCACGTGATCAACAACACACTCACCTGCTCATGGGGCATGGCAGAAAAAGCACAACGCCAAACAAGCGTTCGCCACTTCAGCAGTCACCAGTCAGCAATCAGCGCGGCTTACGAGAAGCTCAACGCAAAGGTTGATCGCGGATACGTGATCGCTTACTCGGTCTGATCGAGTGGGACTGCTCCCCTTCGGGGGAGCACGTCCTCAGAGCACATCGCTTACGTGGTGTGTTGTGAGGGTGGAGACCCCAAACAAAAGGACACAACATGTTCACACACAAACACATACGCACAGCAACTAAATACGCACTCGGACTCTTCGCAATTTGGATTGCGGCGCTGATGATCGCAAAGTTATATGAAGTTCAGTCACAGTTCACTTGCGTGAATCCCGGTACAACAATTGTCGTTGGTGAAGGCGACTCGGCTTGGGCCATTGCTGAAAAGTATTGCACAGGCGATGTGCGTTCGGCAACAGACGCAATCGTCAAAGTGTACGGCAGCACTTTCAATCGCGGTCAAATCATCAACCTACCGTAGACGCATGGCGCACCATCGCGGTGTAGTATAGCCGCATGGGTAAAAGTCTTGCACAGGTCATCGCGGAGATGCCAGAGGATGAACGCAACGCAGTGCTTGCGGGTGTCGATATGGATGCGCTTGCTTGGGACTGGAAGTTCTGGGCACGCCCTGAACAACTTCCTCCTGCTAATGATGACTGGGCAATTTGGATGTACCTTGCGGGTCGAGGTGCAGGCAAGACTCGAAGCGCTGCTGAGTGGGTGAGAGACAAAGCCAAAGACACTTCGCATGGTCAATTGCGCTTTGCTCTTGTTGCACGTACTGCGGCTGACGTTCGTGACGTTATTGTTGAAGGCGAGTCAGGCATCATCTCTGTTTCACCACCGAGTGAGCGGCCACTCTATGAGCCATCAAAGCGACGACTGACTTGGCCGAACGGCAACACAGCAACATGCTTCACTGCTGATGAGCCTGATGGGCTTCGAGGCCCGCAGTTCACTCACGCTTGGGCAGACGAGATTGCTGCGTGGCGTCAATCACCTGACGCTGCGGGTATGACATCATGGGACAACTTACGTGTCGCAACTCGTCTCGGAAACAATCCTCAGATTATCTGCACAACAACTCCAAAGCGTGTGCCGGTTCTCTACAACTTAATCAATGAGTCAGTGAAGACTGGGCGTGTGATCATCTCTCGTGGATCAACACTTGACAACTCAGGTAACCTGTCAGAGACTTATCTTGACGCGATCACTGGTGTGTATGCGGGAACACGTTTGGCTGCACAGGAACTCTACGGTGAGATGCTGAGTGATGTTGAAGGTGCTCTGTGGACAATTGAATCCATTGACGCAGGACGACAAACAGTGATGCCACATGGTGTGTCACTTCGTTGTATTGGTGTTGACCCGTCTGTTGCTGAGCGACCAGGAGATGAGTGCGGCATTGTTGTATGTGCATCTTCAGGTGAACGAGATCTCTACAAACGACAAGCATGGATTCTCGAAGACGCGTCGATTCTTGGCTCACCTGAAGTGTGGGCTAATACGGTTGTTGCAATGGCGCGTAAGTGGGGATGTCCGGTTGTGTGTGAAGTGAACCAAGGCGGTGCTCTTGTGCGCAACGCGATCAACACAATTGATCCTTCAGTGAAGGTGCTAGAGGTTCACTCAAAGTACGGCAAAGCTTTGCGGGCAGAGCCAATCTCAATGGCGTACGATCAGGGTCGTGTTCATCACATCAACTACTTACCTGATCTCGAGTCGCAGATGTGTTCATGGATTCCTGGTGAAGGCAAGTCTCCGGACCGTGTTGACGCGATGGTGCATGCGCTTACGGCTCTTATGATCAAGCCACCTGAAGGATTCACTGGCGGTACAATCACAGCGAAGTCGCCTGCGGCTAGAAGACTTCCGGCATTTCGCGGTGGCAATAGCGGCACAGGTAAAAGCAGTGGCGCACGATTGTTCTTACCAAAGTGATGCGGCACGCTGCAATCACACTTACAAACTATAGATAAAGTAGGACCCATGAACACAGAGCACACACCAGAAGATATCAATGCGGCAACAGAAATTGAAGCCCCTGCTGAAGAAGTAGTGACACAGGAAGTAGTTGCTGAAGTCATTGCTGAAGTAATTGCTGAAGTAGTACCAGTGCGTGCGGAGCGCAGTGCGGTTGTTAGTGGTGCGGATAAAGATGAAGTGCTCTTATCTGCATGTGTGTACCGAAACTCATACGCACGTAAGTCACTCTCTGTTCATCATCTGCAGCGTCGCCTTGCGGTGCTCGGGTATCACAATGCTGATGCAGATAAAGATGGCTGGTACGGAGATCTCACGCTTGGTGCGGTTGCTGAATTTCAAGCAGACAAGAATCTCAAGGGTGCGGGTTACATGAATGCGGAGACTCTTGAAGCGATCTTTGCGGGTGACCCATATTGCACTGTAGTTCTCTGAACACACTGCACTCGTACTTCAACAAATATCTTCCGAAAAAGCTAAAGCACATTTGCTACCTGAGTAGCATGTGCCTTCCTGCATATTTATTATGCACTATGCCAGACACACACACGCATAGCAATTGTGTATGTCACTGAGCACATACCCAGAAGCTCCTGGAGAGCACCAGCGTACTAAAGTGTACAACTATTCACTGCCAGCGCACTGACGCAGAAAACGCACGCTCACTATCACTAAGTGCCTACACACTGCGCACGCATTGAGTACACGTCGTGCACACATCAAGTACATGTTAATCACACACAGCTTCACACCTAGAACAACAACACACACTCACACGCTCAAGCACGCACATCGAGCTCTCAAAAGCTCTCTCGCACACGCACAAGTGCTCAATGAATACACGCACATCGCATAGCTCCTGCGCCTTCTTTGTCACACAGAGAGAGACGTTGTTACTCGTCGGTAACTTGATTGGTTACCCGGCGGTAACTTTTTTTGTTACTCACTGGTAACTAGTGGAAACACTTCGCAAAAAGTGCTCTACTAACAACCTCCTTCTTGCGGGTCAAATCCACTAGTCATAATGTACTATTCCCCCGATTCTGTACAGAACACAAGAAGCTCTAAACCTTAAGGTACAACAACTTCCTCTTTGTACAATAATGTTCAGGCGTCCTTCTCGTACATGCACGCGAGGTGCCGTACTTTATGATACAGTGTCAGAGTGAAAGTAGCTCAAGTTCTTCCTCAGTCAGAACGCGAGTTTCTCGCCGTCCTTAAGGATGATGAATTAAAAAGACAAGTCAAGTCTTACAAGCGTGTACCGTGAGCAGTAGCAATATACCGCGTAACGGCAAGATTTTTGTTGGGGTGCCGGCGTATGATGAGCCGTTCCTTGAGGCTACCGTAGAAGATGCGTATGAGAAGGCTGATGACCCTGCCCGTGTTTTCTTTGGGATCCACAATCAAAAGAGCGCGCCCAACAAGTTTGAGGATCTTTCAAGGTTCAAAAATGTGCGCGTCACTAGCGCCGTATATCATCTTCCGCCAGGCGTCAGTATTAGCCGCTTAAATGCATCTCTTCTTCACGAAAATGAAGAGTACTACATGCAGATAGATGCGCACAACTTCTTTGTACCAGGCTGGGACACTATTATGCGTGATGACTACGACTTGCTCGCGTCTCACGTTGAAAAGCCAGTAATAGCGACATCGCAGTACTGGCACGAACTTCATGCGTATGAGCCAGGCAATACGCACAGACTGTCATTCTATCTTGTCGACGATCGCAACAATTACACAGCTGGTATGCCGTTTACTGTAAATGATAACGGTGATGCGGTGCACGACGATTCAAGAGCATCTGAGCCGCGATTCCTTGACAAGTTCCAAGAGCACTACACTATGAACGCTAGTGCGGGAGTTTTTACGTCGAGCAGTATCATCTACGACGTGTCGTATGAGCCATTTACGATGTACCTTCCAGAGCAAGAGTTATTCGCGCTACGTGCATACACACGTGGATACAGATTCTTTAGCAGTGACACGGCTGTAACTTCGACTCTTTCAAAGAATCTACCTAACGGTGATTTCCAGTCTGACGTATTTCCGACAAGTCTTCAAGCGCGCCTTACCTCACATGTGCATGACAGTAAAGAGCGCTGGAAAAGCAACCTCTCTTTTGAGTATCTGCGTGGCGAAAGATTTGGTTTTGCCGGGGCCCCTAATAAAGAACTGTACGAAAAATACGTAAAAGACTCTGGGATTGACTTTAGGCGTTATAAAAAAATTGAACCTCCAGGCCCTGAAATTGTACATTAGGTGATATGGTAACGCTGTGTCAAAAATAAAGCAAGTAATACCTCCTGAGGAGCGGCTTTTTCTGCAAGAGCTGTCTAAGCTAGATTGCATGTCTCGTGTACAGCAGTTACATCAGGCAGGCTGGACCCTCGCGGCAATCGGGAACGCGTTCAATCCGCCAAAGCAGCGCTCAACTATACATTCATGGGTAACAGCCCCGCCCCGAACAAACACCCTCCCTCCTCCTCCCCCTCCTTCTTTTTCCTCTTCCTCTTCCTCCTCTTCTTCTTCTTCTATACACTTACCTACGGCTGAAAATTCAGACCAGACCAAAACCCAGGCTCGGGCGTATAGAATGTATGATACAGAAGCACCTGTTCTTTCAAAGACTGTTCATAACCGCATTGCAAAGATCGCACCAATTGCACGGCGATATAGAGCAAAGGCCAACCCCAATGGCATATATAAAGAAGCAAACGACGAACTCACCAGTATAGCTAAAGAGCAATATGCTAAAGGCGTTTCAATTCGAGAACTATGCCTAGCCGCTGGTGTCACATATAGAGCTATGGCTCGCCGCCTGGGAAGATAGGCTATGAGAATAATACATGATCTATTTCCCGCTCGAGTTCGCGTTTCCGCAGACTTTTCATTTAGCGACGACGCAGACAAGACGCCAGTTCTCAGTAGTAACGCTACAAGAATAGTAGAGTCCGTTCGCATTGTTGTCACAGAAGATACTGTTTTCGTAGCAGCAGACTCTCATACAGGACCAGTCCTTATCTTCCGCGATAAATACCAGCCAGAGAATATAACGCTTGTTGGCAAAAGAAAAGATCTAGAGTCACGGATTATTACCGACACGGGCAAACTCATTCTGTTTAAGAGTGATGACGGTTGCGGTTGTGGAAGTAAACTCCGTGCCTGGAACCCATACAACACAGTTTACTCAACGAAGGACCAAACAGAATGACTACTGATATGACCGTGCTGCAGTTTGCTATACTCGCATTCGCAGCTTTTAGAATTACACGACTTGTGACTCGAGACGTGATTTTTAATCCACTTCGCGAAAAAATCTGGAATAAGTACCCGCCATCTGGTAACGGTGTTGGGTACATCATCACCTGCGACTGGTGCACAAGCATTTGGGTATCATCACTTATTGTAGTTATGTATACAATTGCTACTAGCTTCACCTTCGGAGTATGTTGCATGTTTGCAATTTCCTCCGTGGTTGGCTTACTAACCGCACTTGTAGATCAATCGTAATTGATATAAAATGATCAACATGTTCCGTTGCAACGACATTGAGGAGAAATAGTGGGCGTTTTCCGCCGAGAGCCAACAGGAAGAACTACTCCGAAGAGCAGACCAGCGTCTGCATTGGATAGCGTTATCTTTCCTAGCAACTACAACACTGCTCAGTCGTTGCCGTACTCTGCGCCCCGTGGACTTACAGCTGCCGCCGTTCAAGTACGCTTGAATGATAAAGGCGAAGCTGACCAATTCAAAGCACGCCGTACTGCAAGCTCTAGTGCTTGGCAAGGTGAAGCCTGGGAATACTATGACGCTATTGGCGAAGTTAAGTACGCATTTAACTTAGTCGCATCTGTTGTTTCTCGTATTCGTCTTTATGCTGCTGTTGTTGACAACCCTGCTGAAACACCAGTAGCTGTTCGCAATACAGACAGCATTGACCAGCGTTTAGCAAGCGCCGCTGAGCGTGCACTTGCGAGATTAGATTCTGCCTATGGCGGCCAAGCAGGAATGCTTCGCGACGCGGCGCTGAACATCAGCGTCTCTGGCGAATGCTACTTAGTGCAGATGCCAGCACGACCTGGATCTGGAATTCAAGAGTCATGGGATATTCGTTCTACAGACGAAGTGCAGATTGACCAAAAAGGTAACTACACAATTGCTGGTCGTCGCGACCTTGCTGGACCTGAAGGTGCACGAAGCGGTAAGGGAATTCTTTCTCTTCCAGGGAATGCATTCGTTGGTCGCATCTGGCGCGCACACCCAAGATTTTCAGATGAAGCTGATTCGTCACTTCGTGGATTGCTCGACCTATGTGCCGAGCTTCTCCTTCTGAATCGCACATTCCGTGCGACGGCGCGTTCCCGCTTGAACGCTGGTGCGCTCTATCTTCCTGACGGTCTATCAGTTGCAGCTTCAGCTGATCCTGATTATCCATACGATGAATCGTCTGACTTAAATCCTGGACTTACTCCAGAAGAAGCAGCAGATGAATTCGAAGATCAACTCATTGATGCAATGACTACTCCTATTCGTGACGAAGACTCTGCATCAGCAGTTGTTCCTTTGATCATTCGTGGACCTGCAGAACTTGGTGACAAGATCAAGCAGTTCAAGTTCGAGCGTTCATTTGACCCTGCACTTGCACAACGTGCTGACCGTGTTCTTGAGAGAATTCTTCAAGGTCTCGATGTTCCAAAAGACATCGTCACAGGTCTTGCGAATGTTAAGTACTCAAATGCATTGCAGATTGACGAATCACTCTACAAGGCGCATATTGAACCATTGATGCTTCTTATTGCAGACGCACTCACGGTTGTCTATTTGCGCCCTTACTTGATTGCAAACGGATTTACTGCAACTGACGTTGAGCGTTTGGTTATCTGGTACGATCCAAGTCAAGTTGCAACACGTAATGACAGAGCTGCAGATGCTGACTCTGGTTTCGACCGCATGGCAGTTTCATTTGATACATGGCGCCGTGCTCATGGATTTAACGAACACGATGCACCAACACCAAACGAAATCGCTTTGCGACTTATGTTTGAAAAGGGTGTCATCTCGCCAGAGCTTACGGAGTCTATGTTGAAGTTGATTGCACCAGATGTAATTAACGGAGCAACACAAGCTCAGCAAGCGACTAGCGTTGCACCAATTCCACCAGAGGTTCAACAAATTCTTAAGAATGCGCAAGGCGGCGTAGGTGCACCACCTGCTCCCGCAGAGCCAGAAGCCAGCGCGCCTACAGATACAGAGGAGCAGTAATGCAGACTAATAGCCAACTAAATCAAGCAGGCGGAGAAAATCCACTTGAAGCAGCTCTTCTGCAGTCGTTCTCAGACGTGTTTACTATGTACTATCGCACTCATGCGTTTCATTGGAATGTAAAAGGTCCAGAGTTCTCGCAGTTCCATGATTTCTTTCAAACAATCTATGAAGATGTTTATGGCTCAATTGATCCACTAGCAGAGAGCATTCGTAAGGTTGCTTGCGATGTTCCTTCAGCACTTAACGATATTTGCGGTATGTCACGAGTAAACGTGTCAGACGTAACAAGCTCCAATCCAATGGATATGACAGCGTCTCTTCGTGACGCTAACGAAGTAGTTATGTCTTCGCTTAATGTAGCGTTCTCAGTTGCTGTAGCAGTCAACGAGCAAGGTATTGCAGACTTCATTGCTGGACGACTTGATGCTCATAAAAAATGGGCATGGCAGTTGTCAACAACTCTTGGCGCTGATGATAAGCCAAAAATTGAAACATCGAGTGTAACTCGCGTTGAGCGCACTATGCCTATCGAAGTAGAAATGTATCAAGCAGATGACATGGACGAAGATATGAACGAGCCACGCATGATGCAGTTTAGTGACGCAACAGAGTCAACACTTAGTAGCAAAGTAGACGAGCACAATAATGTTGCACCAAATGGTCGCAAAGCATCTGTTGACATGCTCAAGGCTGTATACCGTCGGGGCGCTAGTTCATTTTCTAACTTAAACAATCCGCAGTACGCGTCTCGCGATGAGTGGGCGCTGTCTCGCGTTAATTCGTATTTACGTTTGCTAAGAACGGGCGCACCTGTAAGTCTTAGCTATACTCAAGATAACGACTTACTCCCAAGCGGACATCCTAAGGCGATAAAAGAAGCAGCAATGACTGCCTCTGCAGTTATCGCCTCTGAGCTTAGTTTGACATTGAAAGAAGAATATGAATACTCGTCTCCAGAACATGCAATCGTTTCGTTTGCAGAATTTTCTGGTCTCGGGTACGAGTCGGTTCCAGTTTTTAGAGCAGCATGGAAACGTGCTGTTGTTGATAACGAGAATCCATTTGCTAGAGCAAAAGATCTAGCAATAAAAATGTACTCAAGCAAAGACGCTGACCTGTTGCCAAAAAAGAAATAGATAGGTGTATCCGAGTGAATACCAATAAAAAGCGTAGATCAAGACTCGCAAAAGTCTATACAGTAAAAATTCGCGAAGACATCACTAAGATGATCGAGAGAGCAAATCATTTTGCTCTTGCAGAACGTCAAGTTACATTGCAGACAGCGATTGAAGTTGCTAACCGCGATCTTCGTAGAACAGTTGAAATGCACCCAGACCGTAGAGCATTCTCTGCACTAAAAGCCGTGTCAGCGCACATTGCACTAGCTTCAAATAACAAGTACACATCTGCATCATTAAGTAACTCTGATCTTCTTCCAGTTGGTCATCCGATGTCAACAGCACTTCATGCAATGACTTCGTCAGCTCTTGCTCATGCGCAAGCACGATGGATCGCAGCTGATAGACTTATCGCTGATGATACGCGCGCACTTGTAGCATCTGCCTATTCGCTTACACCAGACTCGTTTGAGCGTAGACACGCATTCGCTCGCCTCGCAGCAACGCCACATACGTCCGTACCTCGTATGCTCACACTTGACCCAATCATTGCAGTAGGCGGCTTTGGTCTCGGAGGAGACTCCAGCGCAGCGCGATCAATGCGCGCTAAACTACAGCGCCGTGACCGCTATGGCAAATTTGCATTCATGGGTGGTGGATTTTCTTTCAACTTGCGCGGCCTTGATGGCAGATTTACTAAGTTAGGTGGTCGCGTTGCAGGCGCAGGTGAAAACAACACTGTTGAGATTGAAGTAAAAGGTCATCCAACAGTTCCTAATGGCATTTATTCATTGCCTGCAGGTAAAGGTGTTTCATCTAAAGCATGGCTACCAGAAAGTGTAGAAGTAAAAGACTC